GTAATATAACTGCCATTGCGATTAGAATACTTATAGAACGCTCTTACCCTACCGAGCTGTATTTCTGGGTCTTCAGTGGAATGAAAGCTACCTTCTACGAAGGATGCATCAAAACGAGTTGGTATCTCTCGTGACATTATTTCACTCCTTACGTTGAACCGTCAATATTTGCATTGGTTCGGTCCGCACGTTCTTCTACACTTTTCTATGGCCTTCCGCCTTCATTTGTAAGGTCTTGACCAGTTGTTTTCTTTTCAGAAATTTTTCCCGAACCTGTAGAATTTTCTCCACCAGGAGTTGTATAAGAAGATTGTAGAGGAATCATAGATTTTTCAAGATGTAGTACATTATTTTCAAAGTCGGTAACTTGAGCCAAATCAACCATATCAAGACCAATTGTCGCAGATACAGTAGAACGTGGATAACCATACTGTGCCATCTTTAGATACATGTCCGCATCTTCTTTACGGAAAATAGAAGATGTAGCAAGGAACTTTATAGAGAAATAAAGTTGATCATTCTTTGCCTTGCGACGAAGAATAGAATTAACAGCTAATTCGTATTGCTTACTCCAAGCATACATTAAAGAAATATCTTTCTTAATAGAGAAAGTTAGAGCGGTGGTAGCACTATCTGCATTAAAGATTGCGGAAGAAGTACCCAACTCATCATAAACACTATTAAGGTATTTCTCTAAACGAGTAGAAGAAGCAGTAGAAGAAGCTTCGGTATCCTGTACACCCTCTAAGCTAACTTCACCATAAGTAGTTAATACATTAATAGTCTCGTTATCTTCTAGCATATTACAAATACTTTGGTGTAAAACTTCTGCTTCGGGAAGTGTAAAAAGTAATTCACCATCTTCCTTATTAATTGGAAGCTTATGAATTAAAATCTTCTCCAACTCATTGTTATCTCGTTCCGTTTCGCGATCACGAGCATTTTCTAACTCAGCCGCGGCTAAAGTGGAAGAAACAAAGGGAGGAGTTTGATCCTCTGTAAAGTAGAAACAGAAACCGCCCTCGGAGGGAGGAATTTCTACCCACTTTAATTTTTCTTTACGACTGTTATAGGATTGTTGAACATATTTAGGAAATAGCTTTAAAATTTCTTTTCGTTCAACATCAGAGTCAGTGATGTACTCAAAATAAGAAGTATGAAGTTCAAGAATTGGTAATCCGTAACTATCGGCGAAACGAGTGCGGCAATACTTTGCCGGTAAACGATAGAAAACTGGACGTTCTTCAGAATCTTCAATTAACAAAGCATAGTATATACCTTCAGTAAGAACAATATAATTGATCTTAGGAAGAATATAATCAAAATTAAAGTTCTTAATATACTAAGAGATTTTCTTGTACGCAGCCTTTATTTTCTTAGGTTTTGAATCAATGTCATAATGCGGAACAATTACATAACCGTAATTAAGTAACGTTGCATAGTATTGCAAAGGTCGAGAATAGGTACCGCAAAATCTACTAAAATATTTCGATAATTCACGTATGCTATTAGGATCTCCAGATTCTAAAATCTGGCGGATCTCCTCTTTGGAGAATCCGTCAGACGAAATGGAGGTATAGCTTCTACCGAATCTGTTACGATAGCTCGTAGATTGTTGTGGCACTTTCAAAGCGACTTTCTTGGCGAAACTTTCGAAATCCGTTAGTTGACGAACTTTTTTGTTGGTCTCTTCAGCCATGCTTATCAATGCCTCCGTTTAGATTTTTTAGAAGAAGAAAAGAAAGCTAACTTTGAGGCATCCGTTATTCCGGTACGCTTTCTCCGCACTTCTTTATCTTCATAGTATTTGATACGATATAATCCATAAGAGAGGGCGGATACACGGTCTTTGTTAATACGTCGAGAAATTTGTTCGACGGCAACAGTTCCGGCAGCTCCACCAACTTTTAATTTTAGATTATTCATCTCATCTATAAGTCGCGAAGTCATGATATAAGGTAAGAGAAATTTTTCTCTTGCTAAATAATTCATTCGTTGTCCTTTTTTAGTTGCAAGTAGTTTTTCTTTGACGATACGCTCAGCAGCTAATAGTCCAACATTACCACTGTTTATTTGAACATAGAGATTAGAATAAATTTCACCGTTAAGAGTTGCATTGGCTTTAATGTTATAAATAGAAGCAAGCCTATCCATACCGCGTGGAATAGGATAATTATCAGGATCGTTAGTTACGTATATTGGTTCATAGGTTTCACCATTCTTACCGAAAGAAGGAACAACCATCGCGTCAATTAAACCGGCACCAACGCCGTTACCGTCGATAACGATTTCTTTTGGACGATAAATACGATTAAGTTCTTTTAATCTCGCGGCTTGTGTGAGAAGATTCATCTTAGTAAGGTTCTCTGTATATACAACGTCCTTTTTCCAGCCGTTATCCCTAGGCCGCACCTTAAAGACGAATACAGAAGTATCATTCTCACCATAGCGAGCAACGTCGACAGACATTAGATAGAACCAGCCCGCATCTACTTGCTTCTGAGTGAGATTGTAATCTCTCTCACAATGCATTAGAGAACGAGACTTATTTAGCTTATTTGTATTAAACCAAGAATCACTTGAACCACCTGTCCAAATACTCATAGACTCACGAGCGAAACCATCACTAGAGAAAGTAGAGCTAAGCTTTTGGTCTTGAATTGTTTTTTTATCGAATAATCCATATTTCAACGGTAGTTCATAACTTGCACCGCATATGAAGTAATCTTGTGGTTCAAGTACAGCCAATGTTGTAAGTTCTATCAAACGTTCATAGGCGAAAGTATTCTTACTGCCAGCCGATGTAATATACACCTGCTGAGAGTGCGGTTCTTCTGGATTCGAACCGCCAGAAGAATGTTGACGAGGAATGTTCATCATAGGAATGATAACTTCTGCCAACAGGTCACCATCAATAAGAGCAGCCTCTTCTATCAGACCGCCAGAAGCACGTTGTCCACGGCTGGAGGCACTGAGAGAAAGAATTTGTAGGGTAGAACTATTTTTAAAGATAAGCTCAATATAGTCTGTTGACATATGTTGAGTAAGAATTTCTGTTTTCAGTAGTGGCCAGTATGTCCAAATTTCTTCGAGCTTCTGCTTCGTAATACTTAGAGAAGCTTTCTTGAATTGAGATACTACAAATCGCTTAGAACGCGGCAGGAACATACAAGCAAGATACTGTGAAATAATTGCTAAGAACGATTTAGATGTCGCACGAGTAAAGGTTCCGTAAAAATAACGGAAACGCATCATCGCACGCAACATAATTCGCTGGTAGTAGTAGAATTTAATTGGACAATCTTTGGTTGCGATCAGATCCAAAAATAAATCTGGATACAACATAAAGTAGGCACTATATTGCTAAAAAAGATTTTCGTTTCTCTCTAGGAAATCTTCAGTAACTACTACACCTTTTTCAATAGGGACTCCATCTCTTAATTCCCCCTAAATGGGGCGGGAGGTAGTGTTAGTTAAGAGCTCCGTCATCTAACTCATCCTCCAGCTCGGCCGCACCTTCATACTCGATTTCGACGTCCTCATCTTCAAGTGGAGTATCGTAGTCTTCCTCAAGACGGTTAGCAAGTTCAAGTTGCTTACGGCGATTTTCTACTTGGTCTGCTAGGGCACCCTCGCCCGTAACAAGACGTTGTAGATATTTTTGTATATTCTTTATAGTAAAGTCCACGCTATCTTGCGGCTCGGTGTGCCACTTTGGTTTCCAGCCACGTTTTTCAAGCCAAGTGTAGAGTTCTCCTACGCTGTCGAAGTCTCCAATATTTTTGGCGTTTTTCGGTTCAAAACCTTCGGTCTTAACGATGTTGTGGTAAATTGCCATTTCATTCTTGGCATCAAGACCGGCACGAATTTTTTTGGTAGCTAACAGTCCAACTTCGCACAAGCGTTTGGCATCGTCACGTTGGGTAGCACTTACAAGATTTTGGGTGGTGCAAAGATCGTTATAGAAATTTTCTAAATAATGATAGTCTTCATCATCACGTTCTTGGTCGGATGGCCATTTACGCATCATTTCGCGTCGCCAGCCTTCGGCAACAACAGGCACATTATCAATTAGGGTGCCGCATGTTTCTGCATCTTGCCATTTTTCATTTACGGTTGACCAATCAAGGGACGTGTAGGAAGGGTTGTCTGATAGTAGCTTTACATATACGTGTAATGTGCGTTCTTTCGCCGCGTTCCATATCCGGGTCCATTCATTGACAAAGAAAGGAATGTCTAGCCACTGGCACATTTTGTCGACCTAATTTAAGTCTTTGGGATCAACCAATTTCTCCAAACAAGTTAAACACATC